CTACTTTGCCAAATCCTAAAACCGCGTTGTCGTCAAAATTCTGGAGATCAGTTGTAGCCTTGCCAATACCAAAGACTTGCAAATCGGAAAAGCTGATAGCGTCACTGTACGCGGGCTCTATGCCGAGAACCGTAGTGTCCGATACTCCAAACTGGTCGGAGAAAAAGTAGATCGTCCGCTCAGCGTTGACATGAACATCATGCAAGAATAGCCGGCGATACTGAGGCGCAGCATACAATTTTCTGTACGCAATCTCAGGCTGCAGGTACCGATAGTTTGTCTGGAGGTGTAGGTTTCGCTCAGTTATTACAGCCGCAAAAGTACGACGAGTGGCCTCGACGTGTAACCTGCGGCTCGTAGCACTTGCGACCAGCCTGCGGAATCTTACCTCAGCATGGATCGCCATAAGTATTTATCCGAACTGTGATCTAACCTTAAACTTGATTAGATCAACTACCGTTTGGGTTCGACTATTTGAGTCTGTAAACTCGATCTCACCCTCTAGAACTCCTGTCGTATCCAGCGTTTCACTGTCAAACAGGAATGTGACCCTTCCGGCATCAGCGTCTGTGACCGTACCAACAAGTGTGCCAATCAACGCGGTTTGACCAACTTGCCTCACACGCATGCGAACCGCTCCACCAGACAGATCTAGTGGTGCAAATGTTGCGGCATCATCTGGATCAAGTGTCTGGCCATCCGCGGCCAAGTTAGAGTCTTTAAGAGTAATCTCAAGCTCTGGTAGCTGATCTCCCTGAACAAGGTCGATCGTCGTTAAGTAAGCCATTAGATAAACGCCCTCGGTTTGCAGGTCAGCGTACCACCCGAGAAACCGTACTTAACTTGCCGAGTAGTTCGACCCACTTCGCGCTCATAAATATCACGGTTTGCTGCAGCAAGGTTTGGGTTGGTAAACGGATGACCCGCCATCATTTGCAGCCTAAACAAGGTGCCATGCACAAGGGCTTCCCGGTATTCACGACCAATCGTGTCTGGGACGCTAGTGCTGGTGGCTGTTGGCTTGACCGAATAAACGACCCTAAATGTGTCGTTGTCATTAGGAATAGGGGCAGTGAAGAACTCAGCATTATCTCGCTGAGAGTAGTACTTCGGCTTACCCCGTTCTGTTTCATCGCCAAGTCGACGCAGCAGCTCGTTATAGCTGATGGGCTGCAGCGCCGATTGGTTATCAAACACATCAATGATGTGATTTAACTCAGTCCCGGTAGGTAGTGTAACTGAGTACTCGTTGACCCCACCGATGATCGTGATGAACTCGGGCTCAGGGATATAAACATCTGTCCTTCGACAAAAGTCGATAACCGTGTCCCGAACCGCACGCTCCACCAAGAAGTCTGGGCATCCCTGAACTTCTGGCCGAACATAAAGGTTGAGGTCGGAGTACTTCATTACATTCTCCCGGCGTTACGGTCAGGCGTATTAGGCATAGGTGTAATTGCCCCATCAGCCTGAGTTTTTACACCCAAGGCATTAGCAAATGACTGGTAGTGCATCATGGAACGCTCTGCGTTACCCGCGTACTCCGAGTCTTTCTGATATGCACGATAGAGTATGTAATCTAATATGCAATTCGCATACACATCATCTAGGCTAATGGTCGTCGTATCAGTATCAAAGTTGCTGATGCCGATATCTGATGGTGCTGAGCTATACACAATCTCAAGAGAGTGTGTTCCCGAAACCGCTTTTGGATACACATAAAAGTGCTTAGGATCAGCAGGATCGTAGATATAGTGCTCGATCTTGGTAGTTCCGGCCGTCGTTTCGTGCCAGTTTGGCAGCGTCTCATCAAGGATTTTGCGGTCTACTTGCGTGACTGCTCGTCCATTTTCATTACGAATAATCTCGATCAAACGCAGGCCGGCAGTCGGTATAGTCTGCTTGCTTCCATTGGCGCACGAGAAAACCTCGTTCACCATCTTGGCATCAGGCCGGTGCAGGACAACTTCCTTTTGTGCGTCATTAAAGAACTTCAGCAACTCAGAGTTTGGGAATCTGACGTTGGTGCTGTCCTGTAAAATGATCGAGGCTCTGTCTAAGATGTCTACAACCTTTGTTGTTGCCATCGTCAATCCTCCCACTCAATAACTTCAAGGTCCGGCAAGCCCTTCCAAATAGGGTCGTAGTCAAAAATGTTTCCAGTTATGACATTTCTGACACGCTTAGGTACAGGTTGCTTTTTCTCAGACTCAGCAGGCTCTTTGCCATGCTGGCGTAGTCGGGCAATCTGATCTTCGAGCTGCTCAAGACTTAATCGACGATCCAGCTTTACACTGAACTCCGATTGAGCTTCCTTAAATAACTCATCCTTTTTAAAGCGCTTACCAGTTTCCATAATAAATCCAATAAGTTAGGGGGGCTTGCGCCCCCCGTACCGGTCTTTAGACCTTCCACTTACCTACAGCGAGGCAATCAGGAACTACGACCTTAGAGCCGTATACCTTCAAGCCACGAACAGCATCACCGAAGGTGCTCTCAAGGCGTACAGTTTCAGTGTTAGTGAACTGTGACGCGAATGAGATAGCCTTTGGGTGGCCTGCAAGTACGTGAGTGTAAGTATCGTCAACACCTGAAGATGCTGTGTAGAGCATGTTTGACTGATAAACAGTGAAACGATCTACCATACCTACACGACCGTTACGCAGAGGAGACTCTGAGTCACCGGTCAAGTACGCTTGACGAAGCTCAGACTGCTTGAGCAAGCTGATCATCGAAGGAGGTAAAACGATAAATCGTCCTTCCTCTGGGATGTTCAGGTTATCCAGAGCTGTAGCCAGCTCAAGGATTTCGCCCAAAACGTTTGAGGCTGTAATTGTAGTCTGAGCACCGATAGTGGTAGCACCAGTAACCACAGAAGACATTACGTCAGTCTCAACCGCTACGCGCATACCTTCGGCAGCATCAGAAGATGCAGCTTCGAGCATGTTGATGTCAGCTTGCGCTGCCAATACATCGTCAATCTTAAAGCTGTAGTACTTAGCCTTGTCGATCAACATCTCGACCTTGGCAGTAGTGAGCTCTTGGTTTGACACAGTACCAGCGTAGTCGTTGATCGTTACCGCGGGTACGGTTCGGATTACAACCTTGTCGCCTTGACCTGAAATCTCGCCTTCGTAGTCAGTGTTTGAAATTGCGGGCAGTACAGACTGCTTGTAAAACTTAGCCTGAAGGAGTTTTGAAAACACCTCTGGGACGAAATTTACTTCAGATGTAGCACCCGTGCTGAAAAATGAAAAAGCCATTGTTTAATTCCTCACAAGAGTATTAATTAACGGCGGATTGATCCTTGTTCCATGGCTTTTAAGATCTCGCCCTGATACTTCTCGAAGTCTCGATTCGGCATCCGCTTGATCTCTTCCACAGTCCAAGTTTTCTTTCCACCAGTATTAGGCTTCCGAGTTTTTGGCATCTTAGGTTCTGCAACCTTCCTTGCCTTCTCGAGAGCCTGCTCTTGCGGCGTGGGTGGCTTCATGCCCATATCAGCTTTGAACCGCGTCAAAATCGCATTGACATCGTTAGAAGATCCGCGTTCCACCCACTCGTGAGTCCGAGGATCCTGAACCTCTAGCCAATTGATCCAGTCCGCGGTTTCGATCAGTTGATCTACATCGGGGTGGACCGCTCGGATTCGGTCAAAATGCTCAGCCTGTGCTTGTGCTGAAACGGCTTCCTGTCGTCTGCGTTCTTCGGCAGCCAAGGCATCCTTGGTGCTTGAAACCTCTGCTTGGGTTCGACTTAACTCGTCAAGGAGCGGACCGGCTATGTCGGGATATTCCTCCCGGATTTTTGCCAACTGCTCATTGTCTTTCTGTCTCTCCTCCAGCTGACCTTTAAGTTCGCCAACAGCCTGCATCAAATCCGCATTTAATTTGCGGAGATCAGCAGCCTCTTGGGTTGCTTTGGTCATCCTCGCTTGAGCGCCTTTCATCGCTTTCTCAGCTTTATCTAGCTGATCCTGCATTTGGGATACTTCGCCGCGTTCCTCTTCCTCAAATGCTGGAGCCTCATCCACACTTTCAACTTCGACCGTATCCGTAGGCTCGGGGGTCTCTTCAGCAAGCGCTTCCACTTGTTCGGTTTGCTCCTCGTCGACAGGAGATTCCGCTTCCGTTTCTGTCAGCTTGCTGAGCATTTCTCGTGCTTCAGCTTCTAAACGCTCAGGGTCATTTCTACTAGCCATATATTTTTCCTCGGGTCCACAAAGGGATGTCCGTTAAGTAATTGCGGATGTCCGGTTAGGGGTCCGCTCTCGGTCTAGTACCGCTTTCGCGGCATCTTCAAGTTCGAGCATGAAGCGCAACTCAGTTACGCGGCCCTGCTCAAACCTAAAATTCTTTTCGTCTGAATGCTCTAGCCGGTCTCTAGCGTCAGCCAATCGGGACGCCAGCAGGTCCGATATCAGGGACCATGCCGGGCTGAGCCGGAGCTCCATCACCGCCCGGGCCTGCTCCGGCGAGCATTTGATTTTGGAGTGCTTGTTCAGCTTGCAACCTCTCTTCAGACTTAATAATTTCATCCGGGTCGATATCTAATGTCTGCGCGATGTCGCGCAACAAACTAGGTCGATCCACTAAAGCCGCATCCATGGGGTTAGAAACCAACGATAGGAACTGAAGCAGTCGTTGGCTTTGCACTTCTTTTTGCACGAGAGCGGTGCTACCTCTCGCGACGATCCTGAGATCGCCCTTGATTTCTTCCCGAGGATTGAACTCCATATTCCAATGGAACATTGCTTCAATCATTGGCTCCA